GGATGCTCTCATCCGCCACCGTCAGACCAAAACGTCGCACACGCAGTTGCCCCCGCCCCAAATAACAGCCCCGCATTTTTCGCGGGGTTGGATCCGCCTCTCGCCAAACGTCCAGGGCCTGTTGCACAAAGATTTGGCCCTACCCCGTGGTAGCCGAAAAAACGAAACTCTACACGGCCGCACCAAAAAATCCGAGCCGCAAACCCAATAACCACGCCATCTTATTTTTTATTGTTACACAGCCACAATAAAGTTCTCGGCTCGCAACCACGTCTGGGTTACAAATGTTTTGTCCGACGGCCGAAGTCTTCCGCCACCGTGGGCTGATAATGCCTTCATCTCTGTTCCGTGTCCGCCCCCGTATGGGAGCCCCGATCCCAGCCGGGATTTTCCGTTACGGCCTCCGCCGGAAGCAAGAAAAAAGTCACTAGTCAAAACCTGATGGTGACCGTCAGCTATGGGTGAACTAGTCGATTCCCCGAAGGGGGCATCTACTGATGTAACACCAATCAGCAAAGAAAGAACATGAACCTCAACACACCAGAAAAACTCGATCAGAACCGCCGTGTCGCATGGGCTCGCTACTACGAGCTGATGGAAGAAAACCGCCGGCTCAGGAAACAAATCGTTTTCCTCGAGACCAACAAGCGGAAAATCTTCCGTCTTCTCCAACTGATCCGGCGATCCCGAACAGAAAACTTGGAAGTCCGACAGATCGCAGAAGAGTTGCGCAAAGCCGGGTTCCACAGCGAGGTGTGGGGCGTCTCACGGGTGAACTAGTAGAATGGTTCCCCGTATGGCTCCCCGTGATCACATCCCATCTGCTTGGCTTCCGCACGAGCTCGAACAGTTCCGTGACGGCGTTCGCCTACGCGCGCAGTGGTTCCGAGATCAGAAGAAGGAAAACTCCCGAAATGCCTGCCGAAAGAACCGCGGGAGAAAGAAGCGTCGCGGGGCCTCCGAATGAGTCAGTATGCCTGTTGCGTTTGCGGCCATCCGATTGACCCCAAGGCGCCCGGGATTTGGCGTCAAGTCAAATGTTGGCTGAAGAACGGCAACGGAGCGCATGTGAAACGGGTCGAAGAGTACTTTGATTACGCCCACGGCCCTTGCCTCGACATGAGAAAAAGCCAATCGGAGTCGCTGTTCTAGAACATCATCCAGAGAATTACGCACACCGCGAAAACAATCATGGGTGTCATGCGGGTTGCGTCACTTTCACCAACGGAACACCTTCCCGCTGAGCCAAACGGCGCACAAGATAGCGGAACGTTGGGTGTTCGACGGTCGCACGAACTTTCGAATGTACGTTCACCACGACGCAGTCGACACCGTCCACTGATGTCATCTTTCTGCCCTTCTTGTGGTAGACCCGCACACGACCGTCGCTCTCATGGGCGATTAGGCATTTTTTGTGCTCGAAGACGTCACCAGTCTTCGAATTCACGATGAATTTGGTTGGTTGGGACACCGACGTCATCTCATTCACTATGGACAATCCTTTCTGACCACAATTCAATGGCCATCATGATTTCTTCAGCCGAAAATATTTCTTCGTCAAGAGCCAGCCGCCGCCTGCAAAAATCACCCTCTTGCAAATCTTTCACGGCACGAGCGATTGCCTCGACCGACGTCTCCGTCGACGAATCGTATTCGCTCTGCAATTCGCGCGAAAGAACTTCGATTTCTGGTTGCGTGTAGTGCATGGCTCTCAATCTACAGGCGTCAGCGTCGCGAGGTCGAGCCCAACCGCCAGGCGATTGCACCCGACACAGCGAGGAACATCAAACCCATTTCGGGGTACGGCACGAATGGCTCACCGATATCGGCGAATTCTGGTTCCCATTCCAATCCACCGAGGCACGCCACCGCCGACACCATGGTCATGCAGAATGCGCAGAACTTCGCCGCCTCCCAACGCTGTGGGTTCACCACTTTCCACTTCCAACCTCTCATGGTTACGCTCCTTAGATAAGTACTCCGCTTGGCAACAACTCTACCGACCCAACGGAAAAAAGTCAATCATTCACCCATTCACCAACCCGAACCTGCCCGTCAACTCCCAGCCCGCAAATCAACCCCCTCATCCACCACCGTCAGTTGATAACGCCAAAATCTGGCGGAGGCCGTGAGCCAAAAAGTCGAGCGGGGCTCCCGATCTTCAAACCTGTATCCTGGAACGTCCATGGGCAAAGGTAAGATCCAAAAGCCTAAAGAGATGTCGTTCGAAGAGTGGATCACGATCGGCATCAACAACAAATGGTGCGGACCGCCCGTCTGCAACACACACGACGGTCTCCCAACCACCCTTGCGGAAGACGCAGAGTTCGACGAGGGGGTAGACCCGTGCATACACATCATTCGCCTGTACGAAGACGGGGCCATCAAGCAACAAGTGGAAGACAACCATTCGCCATCAATGTGGCGCAACCGTTTCACGGCCGATGCAAACTAAAGACAAGGGCTACCTGTTCATCGGGGGAGACCATCTGGTGTTGGACTTCCCGTTCGACCGCAAGCAGGTCGACCAAATCAAGAAGATTCAGGGAGCCAAGTGGGACAAAGTTGCAAAAGTCTGGCGAGTTCCTCTCGCATCTATAGAAGAAGCACGGGTCTTCGCCCAGCAAAACGCGTTTTTCATCGACAACGACGTCCTCAAGTTCGACAAACCCACGACCAAGGCCAGCCGACGACAAACGATTACCCGTGAAGGCGACTACCTCTACCTTGAAGTCCCGTACGACCGGGTCAAAGTTCATTCGATTAAGCAGATCCCCGGCATAACTTTTGATCCGAGCCGTTCAGCCTGGCGTGCACCGATTTCGGCCTCCACCGACGTCATCAACTGGGCTAAATCTTTCGAGGTCGAAGTACCGGCCGACATCAAAAAACTCGCCGACAACCTCGAAGCCGAAATGAACAAAGCCATCGAGATGTCACGGTCGACACGAGGCTCATCAAAACTCAGCATCCCAAACCTCCGTGGGTCTCTGTTGGAATACCAAGAAGCCGGCGTCGAATACGCCGCAGCCCACCGACGCACATTCATCGCAGACGAGATGGGTCTCGGAAAAACCATTCAGGCGATTGCGGCCATCGAACACATCCCCAACAGTTATCCAGTCGTCGTTGTTTGCCCGCCGAACTTGGTGCTCAACTGGAAATCCGAATACACCAAATGGCTACCCGAACTCAAAATCGTCACCGTCACCAACCGCTCCGACTTTCCCGAAGAACCATACGACGTCCTCATAATCGGCTACAGCAACATCACCACTTGGGTCGCACAACTCCTGAGACACCGCTCATACGTGTTCGACGAATCCCACTACGCCAAGACACCGACCGCAAAGCGCACCAAGGCCGCCATCAAAATGGCACGATCATGCCCGTCGGATGGTTTGGTGCTCTGCCTCACCGGGACTCCAATCACCAATCGTCCAGCTGAATACGCATCCCAGCTCGACATCCTTGGAAAACTCTCGTTCTTCGGTGGCCTCTTCGGGTTCTACCGTCGCTACTGCGCCGCCTACAAAGACCGTTGGGGACAATGGGTGCTCACAGGACATTCCCACCTCGACGAACTAAACGAAATCTTGCGCTCATCGTGCTACATCCGACGAACAAAAGACCAGGTTCTCTCCGAACTCCCACCCGTACGTCATTCCACGATCAGGATCAAGTTGGATGACAAGACCATGAAAGAATATGTCAAAGCAGAAAACGAGTTCGTTGACTACATGGTCGAACAAGCCATCGCCTTCGCAAAAGAACTGGGCACAGACCCACGCAGTGCGGCCGTGCGCGCGAAAATAAAAGCGTCGTCCAGCATCCACCTCGCAAAACTCTCCGTACTACGCCGATTGGCCGCAAAAGCAAAACTGGAACTCGCAGGTGAACTCATCGCAGCCCAAACGGAAGCAGGAAACAAGGTTGTCGTAGCCGCACACCACCGTGACATCGTCGATGCTCTCGCCTTTGAGCACGGCGGGTTGAAGATCCAGGGAGGAATGAAAGTCGAGGACGTCGAAGACGCCAAGAAGCGATTCATGACGAAGGACGTTACCGAAGCTCCGGCGATCATTCTCTCGATACAAGCCGCAAAGACAGGACACACGTTGACGGCCGCACAAGATGTGCTGTTCGTTGAGTTACCGTGGACGCCGGCAGACGTCGACCAGTTGTATTCTCGGTGTCACCGCATCGGACAAAAAGGCTCCGTCATGGTCACGTATCTGATTGCGGAGGACACCGTCGACGAACACATCGAAACGTTGATCCAATCCAAGCGAAAAGTGGTTGACAACGCGACCGAGGGCGAGTTGGAGGATGCCGAAGAGTTCGGCAAAGCCCAGTTGGTGTTGGACATGTTGATGAAGGGACTCGATCAGAATGCCTGACATCAACCTCAAGGCGGCTCCACAGCGAGAAGTTTTGGAAATAACCCGAATCGGATCATATGGCGCAGTCGAGTATCAGCACCGGCTGTTTTGCGGCCATGTAGAAAAAAGAAAGCGGAAAGCCACCGCAAAATATATCGCCTGCACTTTGTGTGCCGTGGCGATCCAGGCAAAAAAAGAATTCGGCGAGCTTGCACCAACCAAACCGATTCCGCAGGTGCCGGAAGACATCGATATTTTTGGATCGGAGGTTGTCAGCGACGAGATGAGCTCGGCTCGCATCATTGCCGATCTCGCATCCGTGTTCAAGATTCCCAACGAGATGATCTCGATTGTTTACGTCGACAACGAGAATGGTGAAATTTCCGTTGGGGGAGCCACCGTTTGGCTCGACAACGAAACTATGCAGCGTCTCCTTCGGGAGAATCGTCGTATTTTGGAATCCGAAGACGAACATCGAATTCGTCGTCCCCTCGGACAGCAATAACCTCAAGCCGGAACGCATCCAAAATGTCGGCCGAAAAGTCGGTCATTTCCGAATTCAGCTTGGCTAGTTCCGCAACGGGCACTTCGCCGTCATCGAGGATGTCCATGAACTCTTCTTTCAGAGCTTCCAGGATTTTTAGTCTTGCTACCGCCGGATCGAGTGTTGCCATTTCTTCACCTTAGCCGCTTGACATCAATTGGGGGGCGTGGTAGTGTTGAACCAAGTTGTCAACATCAGTAGACAGCGCCAACAATCAGCAGAGAAAGAGCAAGAAATCATGAACAACACAACCGTCGTCGGGAATCTCGTCGCAGATCCAGAAATCAAGTATTTCGACTCGGGAACCGTCAAGACCAGTTTCACCGTGGCGATCAACCGCACATGGACCGACAGCAAGGGCGAAAAACAGGAGCAGACCAGCTTCCTTGACTGCTACTCCTGGCGTTACCTTGCCGAAGACATCGCCCGCGTCCTCGAAAAGGGTTCTCGCGTCAGCGTCACCGGCCGCATCGAACAACAGACCTGGGAAGACAAAGAGTCAGGACAAAAGCGATCCAAGATCGTGCTCGTCGCCGACGACGTCGCCGTGGCTGTCTCCCAAATCGAGTCCTACGTGCGCCGTAAGCGCACCGAGGGCGGCGAAGGGCAGTCCAAGCCCGCAACACGCTCCCAGGGCGCTCCTAGGGCTTCTGGAGCCGTCTCACGGGCATCCCAGGGGCGTGTACCAGCTGCGGCGGGCGCCCGTAAGCCAGCCACCAGTCGTGAAGAATTGGAACAAGACGAGCCGTTCTGAACGGCTTGGTCTGAATCATGACTTGGTTTGACGTTTTCTTCACAGCGGGGTTGGTTGCCGTTCTGGGCGTCACCCTGTATCTCGCTACCAAGTTTGATTCCGACAACTGATCCGACCAGTTGTGGTTTGGCCGCGGTAAAACGAATCCCGCGAGGTCGTACCGCGGCCAAACCCAATCCCCGCAAGGGTTGTAATGCGTGTTTGCTTTTTGTTTATCTTGGCTGGTAAACTTGTCTACTAATCAAATAGGGCTCCACTCCTGAATACGGTGCCCGCCTAGTTCATTAGCACAGAACCCATCCAGGAGGATTATGAAGCCCTTTGAGATTGGTGATGCTTTATCCCAACAAGGCTGCGATGCCGGTTGGTTGTCTGATCGGCCGTCGCGGGCGGGTAAACGTTGAATCCGCTGCTTCGATACCTAGCCAGTTGGATGGTTTCCATGACCGCGGTGGTCGGTGGAACTCTCCACCCCGCCAGGAGTGTCGAAGCCCCTCCCCCAAGTACGCCCGTAACCATAATTCGACCCACCGATTTCAAGAAGCTCACCTACCTGCCAGAAAAAGTCGAACACTCGACCCCCAAGGTCACGGTCCCCATGAACGAGGTGGAGCACTACGGCATCACTTTTTCCCACGGCGACATCTCCTGGCTACCGGCGCTCGCTGCCCAGGCGGGCTGGCCGGAAGGCACCTGGCAAAAGCTCGGTCAAATCATCCTCCGGGAATCAGGGGGCTGCCCCAACCGAAAGGGCGGCGACGTCGTTGACAAAAACTGCATCATCACCGGGGTCTCCGAATGGAACCACCGCTCCGATACCGGGCTGATGCAAATCAACGGCGTCAACTACAACACGAAGCGCAACAAATGGGCAGCGGTCTGCCGCCAAATGCAAGTTTGCACACAGGAACCGCTTCTTGATCCCCTCAACAACCTCAAAGCCGCTAAAATTCTTTATGACATTTCAGGATGGTCGCCGTGGGACCCGTGCTCATGGGACAAATCCAGATGTCCGAGAAAGGAAGACCAATGACCGACTGGCTGTTCCGTGGCATCGTCTTTCTTCTAATCGTAGGCCTCTTTTGGACTCTTGTGAAGGCGCGTGACCCTCGTGACTGGCCGTGACGGTGAGATAACCTGTCCGAGTCGTTCGTGGAAAGCCGTGGAGGTCCAATGAAGTACCACCTCAAGATGTTCGGGGACAAAATCCAAATCGCGTCCATTCCCCCGTACACCGGCCATCTCATGATCACCGGTGACACCAACAAAAAGATTGACTCCGTGCGCCAACTGCGTAAATGGCTGAACGATTTCTCCAGAACATTCAAATTCATTTCACCCAAAGCAACAGCACGGAAAATCACCCTCGATGGGTTTGAGGGAATGCTCGGATTCCTCTCGGCAGAAAACGGAAACATCTGCTTGCGTTTCGTGCGTTCCGGTGAAGGCGGCCGTATGGACGTAGACATTTCTTTTTTGTCAATGATCAACATCGACGACGCCCTGCTGTCCGTGGTCGAAGACATGGCGTTGACCACTCTTGACTGGTTTTTCATCGACCGCAACGACGGCCTGCACGTCATCACCGACAGCGAGCGTCTTGACTCAATCAAGGTTGCGGGATCCGATGAGTGACACATACGACCATCCGTTTCACAACAGAGACCGGTTGTTCGGCGAATTCGAAATCCTAAGAGCACAAAGACAGCCATGCCCGGTCTGCGGACATCCGACCGGCGATTGCACGGATGAAAACATTGTCAAGCCTGATCACATCATCGGCGAAAATTTTCAATCAACTTCATTGAAAGACCAAAAAATGATCCTGGTTGAAGAGGACATTTACGAAAACCGCCAGATCACGCCATACACAACCACCCGTGTGCTTATCCATAGGAAGGGCTCGTATGTGACGTTGGATCGCGCCAGGGAGCTCGGCATTTCAAAAAATTGACAGGACGAAAAGGTTTCTGTCTTTTAGAATGTACTCTCTGAGCATCGCACAAGAGGATGTCACATGACAATTTTGAGTCAAGAATTTGTTTCTTCCTACATATCCAAGCAAGCACCGTGGGGCTTTGGCGGTCTCGGCGAAGTTGTCTACCTCCGCACCTACAGCCGCAGCACGGACACCGGCCAAGAAGGATGGATCGACACCATAAGTCGCGTCGTCGAAGGTGCGGTCGAGATCGGGGTTGACTTCACCGAAGACGAAGCACAAAAACTTTTCGACCACATGTTCAACCTTCGCTGCACCGTCTCCGGTCGCGCACTTTGGCAGCTCGGAACTCCGCTCGTCAAAAAATTCAATGCCGCATCAATGAACAACTGTTACTTCACCAACATCGAAAAGATCGAAGACTTCGAACTCCTGTTCGACTACCTGATGCTCGGCGGCGGCGTCGGCTTCTCCGTGGAGCGATCCAAGATCCATGAGCTGCCCAAAATCAAACCCGGCGTAGCCATCTCCCATGAACGCACCAACGACGCCGACATAATCGTTCCCGACAGCCGCCAGGGATGGCGACGTCTCTTGCACGCCGTACTGAAGTCGTACTTCGACACCGGCAAGTCCTTCACCTACTCGACCCTCCTCGTCCGCGAATACGGAGCAGTCCTCAAGACTTTCGGTGGCACCGCATCCGGCCCTGGCGCCCTCATTGATGGGATAGAAGACATTTGCGAAGTCATGCAAGCACGCGAAGGCAAAAAGCTGCGCTCGGTCGACGTACTCGACATTTGCAACATCATCGGCCGAATCGTCGTATCCGGCTCGTCGCGACGCTCCGCACAGATCGCCATCGGCGACCCCGACGACGTTCTGTTCCTCCGTGCAAAGAATTGGTCCAGCGGAACAGTCCCAGCTTGGCGAGCCAACAGCAACAACTCGATCTACGCAGACTCCTACGAAGAGATAATGACCGAACTCTGGAAAGGTTACGACGGTTCGGGTGAACCGTACGGTCTCGTCAACCGGAAGCTCGCGCGCGCGTACGGGCGCCTGGGCGAGAAGACGCCAGACCCAACCATCGAAGGGTTCAACCCATGCGCCGAAATCGGGCTCGCCGACGGAGAATCATGCAACCTGTCAACGATCTTCCTGCCGAACGTCGAATCATTGGATCAGTTCCACGAAATCTCCGAGCTCCTGTACAAGGTGCAGAAGAAGATCACCCAAATGAGTTACCCGTACGACAAAACGACCGACATCGTCAGAAAAAACGCCCGCATCGGCCAGAGCGTCACCGGCATCCTCCAGGTCTCCGAAGAGAAAATCATGTGGCTCTCGAAGGCGTACGAGAATCTGCGTGCTTTCGACAAGAAATACTCCAAAGAGAACGGTCTGCCGATCTCCGTGCGCCTCACCACGGTTCAACCATCAGGCACGCTGTCGCTTCTCCCCGGTGTCACGCCGGGCATTCACCCGGCTTTTGCGCAGTACTACATTCGGCGCGTCCGATTCGGTTCGGCCGATCCGCTACTCGAACCACTCCGCAAGCGTGGATACAAAGTCGTGTGGGACATCGGCCTGGACGGCAGAGAAGACCGCACCCGTGTCGTCGTCGAGTTCCCATGCGAATCTCCGAAGGGCGCTGTGCTCGCCGCGAACATGACCGCACTCGAACAACTTGAGTGGGTGAAGAAGATGCAGACCGAGTGGGCAGACAACGCCGTGTCGGTCACCGTCTACTATCGCAAGGAAGAGTTGCCTTCGATCAAGGAGTGGCTCGAAAAAAATTACGACAACTCTGTAAAGTCGGTTTCATTCCTGCTACACTCAGAACACAATTTTCCGCTGCCTCCGTACGAAGAAATCACCCAAGAGGTGTATGAGAAGCTTTTTTCAAAGATTGATTTCTCGATCCAGCTACACCAATCATCATTTGGGGGTGATCTCTCGTTGGAGGAATGTTCAACTGGAGCTTGCCCCATCAAATGACCGCCGCTGAGATCTTTGTAATCGCCGCAATCAACGCACTGGTGACAATTGTCGTCGCCGCAACTGTCCGCCATGCGCTAGCCAGGGCCGTGCAGCAAACAAAAGCAACCAAAGAAGAACTTCAGAGACTCCGTGTCATGTACGGGAACGTCGACCACCGGCTCACTGACGCCGTAAAGAAAAGCGCCGTCATCGAGTACATTCTTACCCGTGCCATTCAGCCGCGACTTCGCGCCACGGAAAAAGCCCTAAACTTGAACCAAGATGGCACCCAAAGCTAAATCGAACAAGAACGCCACCAAAAAGAAGAACGAAATCAGACAGGCGACCGTCAGTTTCGTCGACGGCAAATACGACGGCCGCAAACTCGACATTATCTACCCGTCACCAGAATGGCTTGTCCTCAGCATGGGGACAGAGCTCTACAGGCGGGTAGATCCACCCGTGGTGATCGAAGCAACTTACAAGTTGGTCGAAGATTGGAGCGAATATAACGACATAGTCAAAGAGCAAGGTTCTCCAGCCCTTCTCGCCGTCACCCCATTCAACTGAAGTTTCCTTTGTTTTTTCCAAAACGTCCACGTCTTGTTTTGGTACATTTGTGCCCTATGATTCGGTTTCTTTTCCTGTCGGTTGCTCTGGCCCTAATGTTTCTGGCGTGGTATTTTGTTTCTCGTGCTCTAAAGACTGTTCGGAAGTACGTGATGGGACGTCTTGACGCCCTGGAAAAATTGGAATTGTTTGCCGAGTCCCAGCGGGATGAGGTATCTTCTCGGGAAGAGTAGTCTGTGCTGAATCTGTTTCGTCTGGCGTTCACCCGCGTTTGCTGACCAACCCATCAGGTATCGCGGCCAGGCGACAATATCCACCCGGTTCAATCTTGACTTTGACGATTTGACACACGTTCTGTGATTCGTAGAACGCACAGTTGGAGCATTTCACCCCGATCGAATAGTTGTCGTTTTGAGCTTGCGTCTGGTAGCCGACCCAAATTCCGTTCTTGTCATAGTCCGCCAACTTCCCGTATTTGGATGCGATCGACCGCAAGGCGTTAACAAATTCCCGTTCCGCGGGGGCGAGTCGATTCTCCTGCTTTGCCTCAAACCTCAATCCAACAATGTCGCTGACGTTCATTCTCCTGGCTTTTCCTTTGTAATTGGCCCACCAGTAACCCATGCTCGACAGGTTCTCTTGGATGCACACTTAAAGTCGAACGCTTCACAGTAGCCAAGTTCGCCGGCAGCATCAATGGCATTCCACTCGTCCTTTCGGGTCTCACCGGTCAGTCCAGATTTGATGCAATTTTTCATTTCCGGGGTGATAACGAACACCGCACAATTTCCACATCGTTGCTTTTTGGCAGCAGATACGTCAACGTCCCATTCTGACGCAAGTTTCGTCCAGTAATCATTGTTTGACTCTGCCGGATTGAGGGGACCATACATGGCCGTCTTGATTGCTTTGCCGCGGTTGCGGAGATTGACGGCAATATCGCTTGTTGCCTTGGGACACGATTTCTCTCTGTGCGCTGCTTTTGTCTCAACGCGAACGCCCTTGATCGGGCCAAAATAATCTTTCCAATAAGCCGTCATAACCATCTCTTTCTGTAAATTATAGACCAACACCAGCCCGTGGCTACAGCGATTGCAGCTTTCTGTCAAGTTTTTGCATCAACCCCCAAAGAATTTCGCGACTAAACAATGTGAGGCGACCAAGAACGTTGAGTTTTCTCCTCGCAACGGCCCGTGCAAACATCGATGAATGCATCATGCCGATGTGATGCATGTCGTTGCGGACACGCTTCTCAAACCAGGAATTTCGATAACGCAACCACGCATCCGGATCGTAGATGTTGTAGCGCCGCATGAGTATGTCATCGATCGTTGAGCGATCACTGACGCATTCAAGTTGCCATTGGAGACGCCGCTCACATTGCGATATCACGTCGTTGAGAGCTTCGTCACCAACAAGTTTGGCATATTGGTCGAGCGCATAAAAGGTCTGACCCTGAACCCTGCTTATCTTGCGGATTTCCTCCCGCGTTCGACGCTCCGGTCGATGTGACGATTCCTCCTCGAAGTCAAAGACTTCATCGTCATCGCCATCGTCAAACTCGAACTCAAAGTCCTCTTCGGCCATATCTCTAAGATAGCACGGCTGCTTGCGTCAGGAGTTTCTTCTGCGTGACAAGAGATGCTTCATCCATAGAAGCGATGGCGCGTTCTTGTATCGAGGTGCCACGGAAGTGATCGAGATACTCGACGATCGCGTTGTACAACGACCAGCCGTTGTGTCCGCACTTACCGACGTTGTTCGAGTTGTTGTAAATACTTTTCACGAGCCCAATCGCTTCATTCCTGTTTTTGCGCTGCCGACTGGTGTCAGAATCATCCGGGAAAACTTTGTTGATTACTTGATCGATCTTCGGTGATCCGAGAGGTATTTTCGTGAGAAGCATCTTCTCGGCAAGGATTTGGAAATGCTTTGCCCATTCGACGGAGATTCGCAACACTTCGCGAGCATCTTCGAGCGCGTGGTCAACGTTGCGCGTGTGTCGAGCGGTGAACACCCGCTCCGCTTCCTTGATCCCAAGCGCGACGGTGTTTTTGCACACCGCCCGTATGTCGGTGTTGGCATACCTGATCGGCCACACACCGTCATGGCCAGAAGAAACAACGAGGTACCTGGCGATGCGATCGTTGATACCCTTGGGGTCGATGACGAGCGCTCCAAGTTCGATCGTGGCGAAAAAACGTTTGCCATCGCGCAAGACGCCTACCGTGTCCATAACGGCGTCACCGGCTGACGCACCGACGACGGCGAGGGCGCGCTCGAGAACTTCTCTGTTCTGCCTCACCTCATAGCGAGTGCCCACGGTCGACAGTGGGTCAAAGGTGCCATCCGGGTTTTGGCGCACTGTCGCCCTGGAATCCCGAATAATGACAGGAGTGCCGTCTGTATTGAGAATGAGTTCTCCGTTGTCGTCTACGGCGGCTACGCGGGTAAGCAGGACGTCAAAGTCAGCCTGGGCGACCTCGAGCATCTTTTCGGCTGTTTGCAGCCCTTTTACGCTCGTCCCAAGGCGATGCCAGGGGGCCACCCCGACGTCCACATAGGCGAACCTGGCGGTGCCGTCCCTATTGATTTCTATTTCGTGACCCATGGGTTCCAGGATACTTCGAACCGGGTGGCTGGGGGGGTAGAACCGGGTGGCTGGGGGGTATCAAAAAATTTTTGAAAAAGAGGTTGCTTTCTGTCCCACGCCCCCCATATAGTGAATCCACTGCCAATAACGGCACATAACCAATACGGAGGCAAACATGCCCAGAAAGACCAAAGTGGCACCCACCAAGGTGTCGATCCCCGAAGTGGGAGCAACCACAAGCCAGAAGACCGGCGACAGCATCCCGACGCCGGCGCCAGTCAAGATGTCGCCGACAACGCGCAGCTTGATCGCGAAGTCGAACAACGGATTGAAGACAGTCATCAGCCCGGCAATCGCCGCGGAACTGCTGACGCTGAACGTCAACAACCGCAAGGTCAAGGAAGAGCGCTGCAAGGCCTACGCATCAGCGATGACGCGTGGTCAGTGGGTCTACACGGGCGACGCAATCCGACTCGCCAAAGACGACCAAGGCAACGACGTGCTGATCGACGGCCAACACCGCCTGCTCGCCAGCGTCGTCTCCGGCGTCTCGTTCGAGTGCCAGTTGATCTCCAACTTGCCGTCCTCGGTCTTCTCGGTCATCGACAGGGGCGTCTCGCGCACCAACGGTGACGTGCTCAAGGTCGGCGGTTTCGCCAACTCGACATTCATCGGCGCAATGGTCCGCCCAGTGATCACCCTGGACGCAGGTCTCAACCCGCTCCAACACGGAACGATGATCCTGGTCACCGGCGATGACCTCGTGCAGTTCTGCACCGAACACGAAGACCTCGTGGACTGGGCAAAGACCCTCGGCATGAAAGCCAAGTACGGCATCGGCGGAATCAACTCGGCGTGGGGAATCTTCGCAATCCTCGCTTCGCGAGTCCGCGGCCGCAAGCTCATCGAGCAGTTCGTCGACGAAACCTGCAAGGGCATCGGATTCAACGGCGGCGACCCGCGTCTCGCGTTGCGCTCGTTCATGCTGAAGACCGGCACGACCGCTGGCGCCAACGCACGCAACTTCCGCGAAGCCGGAACCATCATGCGGGTGTTCAACGCCTACATCAACGGCCGCCAGATGAGCCTGGTGCGCCAGTGGGGCACCCGCACCGATTCCGAATTCCCGGCAGTCTCCACGGCGACACCGTTCGACTGGAAGACCGGCAAGCCGGCCGAGGAAACCAACGAAGACGAATAGGTTTCCGGCGAAACCAACACGCTGGAAAGGGCGATGAACAGCCACCCACCGAGCCGTAGTTGTTTCCTTCCAAACTGCGCAACGGTTGTTTTGACCTGGGCACGTCATAAAACTGCCCCCCTCAAAACACCCATCAAAGAAATGAGCACACAATGACAACAAAGTCCCACAGCGCAAACCAGGTCGCCAAACTCATCAGAGCGCGACGCATCGAAATCGGCGTAACCCAACGCGCTGTCGCCAACGCGGCCGGCGTCAACCGCAAAACGATCAACAGGATCGAAAACGGGCACTTCTCACCGAGCCTCGACACGTTCTTCCGCATATGCACGGCGCTCGATGTGGAGCCAAAGTCGATAATCGACGTCTGAAATGTCCGAGAAAGACCTCGAGGCATGGGAACATGAGTTCCAGCCCGAGTACAGTTCCGGCCTAGACCAAGCGATCATCCAAGACATCGGCGAATTCGTTGTCCACATGATCGCCGGAATGAAACTGTCCGATTACAAGGACATAACATCTTGGGCATCCAAGATGCAGGCATCCACCATTCCGGATCGATACATACGCGACATTCACCACTGGTTCCTGGTTCACTCCTGCATAATCGTGTTCGATGAACTCGATCCCGATGATCGGCGGCGCCTGAATATCCTGATAGAGCGATGCCGAATGATTGTGGCACGTAGAAAGAGCTAGTAACTATGAAGGGTCCAATAGAATATCTTTATGCAAACCTTCCTACCCTATGACAGTTATGTTTTATCGGCCCACTGCCTAGACGCCCAGCGACTGGGCAAGCAGCGCGTAGAGGTCTTACAAATCCTCAACGCTCTGACTGGAAAATCGGCAGGATGGAAAAACCACCCGGCAACCAAAATGTGGCGTGGACACGAGGCTGGTTTGAGCTGGTATGGCATAACGATGTGCTTGGAGTGGTGCAACCGCGGATATGACGACACCTGCCTACACAAAATCCAGGCCCTTGTCTCACCGGACAAAAACGACTTCCCGGAATGGTTCGGCGATGAACGGTTACACGACAGCCACAAGTCGAACCTCTTGCGCAAGTTGCCCGAGCACTACAAACAATTCAACTGGGAAGTGGACGCAAACTTAGGTTATTATTGGCCACCATGATCGACAAGTCCGCCCAATTACAAAAAGTCAAATCGCGATTTCCAGCTTTCTCGCCGCCGGTAGTTGAATGCGGCCCGGGCTGGTATCAACTCATAATTGACTGCGATCTCGAGTTGGGGGCGATTGATCCCCTGTATCAGGTGCTTCAGATAAAAGAAGAATTCGGGACATTGCGCTACTACTTTTCCACATCCGACGGCAGGGAGCATCTCCGCAAGAAAATGAACGAGGTTGTTGCCGTTTATGAGTACGTTTCATCCCACAAGTGTGAGCTGTGTGGAGATATGGGCGCCAAAATGCACAAAAACAGCTACGGCTGGATGAAGACCGTGTGCGAGTCGTGCAAGGCAGAAGTTTACGGTGACTAGGCAACGTCTTTTCTTGGATGTGTCGTGTGTCGACGCTGCCCGTGCGAGAATGCGTCACGTATACGACACCTTTGACACTGTCTGCGTCCAGTTTTCTGGCGGCAAAGACTCCACCGCCGTTCTTTATCTTGCCAAAGAGATTCACGAAGAACGAAAACTCGGGCCAGTGAAAGCAATTTTTAGGGACGAAGAAATGGTCAGTCCTGCCGTTGTTCGATTCATGGAAGAAGTCCGAAACTACGACTGGGTTGACATGGAGTGGTATTGCCTGCCACAGGGGCAAGAAATCTGGGTTTTGGGACAACGCGAATACTGCTTGCTGTGGTCGGAACAGCGCCGAAAAGACGGCCGCCTGGTCAGGGATATGCCGGAGCACGCTATAACGGCACGACATTTTGGTTTAGATCCGTCAAAAGCGGTGCCGGAATCGATCGACTATTACACAATGCAGGGCAAGAAGGGTCGAACTGCCTTCATTATGGGTGTCAGAGCGAATGAGTCGATGATGAGATATCGCTCATGTGTTCAGAAACTGCACGAAAATTACATTGTGGCTCCCTACAAAATGAAACGGTCCATCCCGCTCAGATTCGCCAAGGTGATCTACGATTGGACGACCGACGACGTATTGAAATTCGTAATTGACGAACACAAAGCAAGTTATTGCGAGTATTACGACTATGCGGCCATAACTGGGAGCAATTCAAGAGTCGGCATTCCCCTACATGCTGTGGCTATACGCAGGATTGGTGATGTCATCGCCACCGAGCCGGAATTTTACGATCGGTTGGTGGAATGTTTTCCGCACGTTGACGCCCAACGGCTTTGGTGGAAGGATTTTGATATGGAGGCGTACATCTTGCGGTATGCGACCTACGGATGGGATGGCGTAAAAATGTGTATCGATGACAACGTCATAACCCCTGGGTTGCGGAGGCGGGCGATGGCTTTCGCGGCCGAATTCCGCAAAAAGAACGCCAGAGATCCACGTTCCTATCCGATTCACTGGCTTGTGCGCAATATTCTGATGCACGAGTTCCACATCACGGCAGTAAATCCGATAGGTCCTGGAACCAAGGCTTACTCGATTCAGCAAGCTGTTGAACAGACCGACGCCAACATGCTCGACGCCAAAGACGACTTCACTTAGTTTTTGTTGTCAAAGAACCAATCGACGGCAGGTCGTTCAGAACGCTCGACTTTGAACCCGTAACCGCCTGAAGGCGTTGGGCCGCAGTCGGGAGGTTGTTGCGGAGGGATGTTTCAATTCCGGAGAGTTGCTCGGCAACCGTTCGCACCAGGGTGACAAGCGAATCAAGCGTTGCTTTGATTTCTCTGATTTCGTCGTCGTTCGTGTAACTGCTCATTTCCCCACCCTACCATCACTTTTAGAAATCCTCCGAGTATTTCTTCCACTCTTCGTATTCCTTCTTCGACCTAAATCCCAACTTTTTCCAATGGACCTTCTTCTCTTCTTGCTTCAGTCGTTTGCGCCAGAGTTCGGGGTTGAATGCCTCGTACAGCTCTTGCATCATACGACTGTAAGAAAGCATGGCTTTATAATGCACGGCCAACACCGCCTGCTCGCCAGCGTCGTCTCCGGCGTCTCGTTCGGTGGCATGATCAATGCACGCGACCTCAATTGCCTTGTAGTAGTATTTGTTCAGAATTCTCTTTCTGATGGCCAGGGGTGGATGCTCGATTTCAAAGCCCATTGAGTCAGGCTATCAGCGTCAGTAGTTCCAACGCCACCCGTAGGGCTGTCGTTACCCGTGGTACTGTTGAAAAGCAGTAGCAACGTCAAGGAGACGAGAGATGGCCCAAAAGCACAACAGGATTCTCTCCTACGGTGGCGGTGTTCAAAGTTCGGCACTGATCATCCTGGCGGCGCTCGGAGAAGTCCCACCGATCGACTACGCGCTGTTCGCCAACACCGGAGACGACAGCGAGCACCCGGCAACCCTGAAATATGTCCGCGAAATTATGATCCCGTGGGCTGCCAAGCAGGGAATCGAAGTCCACGAGCTGCGCCGATATCTGCGAGATGGGTCCGAACAGACCCTTTGGGGGCGCATCATGGACCACAAGGGAGACACCCTGCGCGAACCCATACCGATCTATGGTTACACCGGCAAACCAATGCGGCGATCCTGCACAGCAGATCACAAAATCAAGGTCGTGGGCAAATGGATCGAAAAGCATTACGACAAGTCGGTGCTTCCGATCGAAGTGTGCGTAGGTATTTCGGTCGACGAACTCGAACGCGCTGGACGCGGCCGTGACGAACGGTGGGAGAAACGCGTCTATCCTCTTCTCGATATCGGGTATCACCGCAGCAATTGCGTAGGCGTGTTCGATCGCGTTGGTTTACCCGTACCACCTAAATCGTCTTGTTTCTTTTGCCCTTTCCATTCTGCTAAAACATGGCGAGTTCTTCGACGCGACGAACCCGAGCTTTTCGAGAAAGCGGCCCAACTAGAAGATAAACTACTGGAGCGGCGCCGCGAGCGCAACAAAGGCGAAGTGTTCCTCACAGGAACCGGCAAACCCCTCCGTGAGGCGATGGTTGCCGAACAAGACGAACTCTTTGGACCCGAAGTTTTCAATCAAGGAAAATGCGACGAAGGTTATTGCTGGACGTAAAGAAGACTCTTGCTTGACGTAAGAAAATTCGGTAACCTCCCTAGACGAAATTGAGGAGGGTCGCATGAGCGAGCAAAGTGAACAGTTCTATAAAAAGATCGCGTTCGCGGCCTGCGCCGGACTCCCCAAAGATTGGTTTTTCCCTCCGTCACGAATGCTCGAAGAAAACAAGAATCATCTTCGCCGTGCGCGAGAAGTTTGTACACAGTGCCCGATTATCTCGGAGTGCTACGAACACGCGATACGCCACGAAGAATTCGGATTTTGGGCTGGTCTTTCACCTCGACAACGACGAGTGATACGACGCGAACAAAAAATTTCGTTCGTTTCATTCACGACACAGGCACTCATCTGGCACGTCGACTGGAATCAAGCCAAGGGACGCGCCGGCCGGGCAAAACACATCGCCAAACAACGAGCCGACAAAAAGTGAACTCGATATTCGTCCCAGAGCACGTTCAGAATTTCCTGAACCGCCTGGATGGCGTGTCACGCAGCGGCATGGGCTGGGCGGCGAAATGCCCGTGCAGAAATGACGACGAGAACCCATCGCTGACCGTAGGCGTCGGCAGAAACGACCAGGTGCTCATCAAGTGCCACAACGGCAACCCGTGCAGCGTGGAACAGATCGTCAGGTACATGAACCTGGAGATGAAAGACCTGTACCAAGACAAAGTCTTACCCGTGTCTGTTTCGAGCAAAAAAGATCGCGGGAAACGCAAAGTCGAAGCCGTATATCAGTATGTAGACGACAACTTCGAGGTTCTGTACGAAAAGGTCAAGTATCGATACGAAGACGGCGGCAAAGGATTCTCGCAACGTCGGCCTGATCCGGCGCTGCCAGGCAAATACATCTATTCCCTGATCCCCAAAGAACAACGAGTCCTCTACAACCTACCCGTAATCAAGAAAGCCATCGAAGACAAAGAACCCATCTGGCTCGTCGAGGGCGAAAAAGACGTAGACACACTCGAGAAACACAACATCATCGCGACCACGGCTGGCGGCGCTGGAACGTGGGAACCCCAGTTCACGGACATCTTGGCAGACGCTGCTGCCGTAGTAATCGTCGCCGACAACGACGAAGCAGGAAAAGCGCACGCCATTGGCGTCCAGCGCATATTACAGGGCGCAGGATGCGCGAACGTGTCCGTGTTCGTCAGCAACTATGCAAAAGACATAACCGATCACGTCAACTCTGGTCACGCCGTCAACGACCTTGTCGAACTCGATTATCAACCCGCAGAAAACGTAACCGAGAGTCTCACCGCCGAAGTCTTGGCCGAAAACAGGATATTGGAACAAATCATCGAAATATTCGGTCGCAGCATCAGGACGGATCAAAAAGTTTCACGCACCCGTGCGCTACTTGATGGTTTCGGCATCCTGGAAATCGGCGACCACGGCCGTCTCGTCGAATGGGAAACGTTCCTCGAAGAAACCGACAAAGACACGTACGAATGGGTGATACCCGGTCTCATCGAGAAGCAGGAACGCGTGATCATCGTCGCTGCCGAGGGAGTGGGTAAAACAATGCTCGCTCGGCAGGTGGCGATCCTCTCGTCAGTCGGCGTGCACCCGTTTACGTTTCAACCCATGGCTCCGATCCGTACTTTGACGATCGATCTAGAAAACCCTGAACGCATCATTCGGCGAACGTCGCGATGGATCATGAAGCGTGCACAGCAATTCGCTCGAGATCGTGCTGCGCGAGGAACTGCCATAAGGTCTGATGCACACCTGATGATCAAACCATCCGGAATGGATCTCATGACACCGTCTGGGCGGTCTCTTTTCGAACAAACAGTTGACGAAGTACGCCCTCAGCTTCTTTGTGTCGGTCCCCTGTACAAGTCCTACGCCGACACGGGGACATTGACCAGCGAGGCGCTTGCTGTTGAGGTGGCGAAGTTCTTCGACTACATCCGAGACGTATACGACTGTGCCTTGTGGCTGGAACACCACGCGCCACTGGGGCAGTCCTCAACATCACGCGAACTACGACCTTTCGGATCAGCCGTTTGGTCGCGTTGGCCAGAATTCGGCTTGGCGCTGTCACCAAATCAAACGTCAGGCACTGAATACGTATACGATGTGCGTCACTTCAGGGGTGCACGCGATAGGCGCCCGTGGCCGTCCAAAATGAAACGTGGCGTACAGTTCCCTTTTGAGACACTAGAATTTATGAAAGCCGATATCGAAGAAAAGCGGCCTGATAGCGGTGAGGTCTTTTAAATGTCTGACGAAACCCCAAAAGAAAAGAAAACCGCGAAATCACTTACCCGTGAGTTCCTGGCTGAGCGCGACCTCAGAATCTTCAAAATGCGTCAAGCAGGCATACCTCACACCGAGATAGCTCGTCGATTCAGCATGACCACGGGGGCAGTTGGTTCGGCAATACGCAGGCAGCTCGAGAAACTCAATTCGGAGGCGATGCTCGCATATCCGGAAGTTTTGCGTATGGAATTGGAGCGTCTCGACTCATTGCAGCAGAACATTTGGCCGCAGACGCAACATCGCAAGCAAACATCGGAAGATGGACAAGAAGTGATGCTGGAACCGGATTTGAAAGCCGTGGATCGCGTCTTGTCGATAATGGACCGGAGGTCGAGGCTTCTCGGCATGGAACGCAGCAATGTGTCGATACAAATGGACGTCACGTCTGGTGGCGAAACGATTCGCGCGACATTGGCTGGTGCTCAGCAAGCACACGAGCGAACGAATCAGTTCACGCCGGAAATGGAAGCGAAGAAGCTGATAGAACTCATGGCTTCGAGCGGCGTGTTGTCCAAGGAGGTATTGGATAACCTGATAGGACCTAAGGCTTTGGAGGCGGCCAGCTTTGCCACAGATCGATTGAGTGACGATAAACTGGCGTCAGATCTACCCGTGGACGAAAACGCGAACGCAGATGAGTGACGACAACAACGACAACCTAGACGCAGCGATGGACAAAGTCGCCGAAACGCTGGTACCTACGCGAGCGAAGTCGACAGGAGCCAAGAACGGCGAAGCGGCACAGGCTCAAGTCATCATTCGCACGACAGACGAAGAGCGCGAACGCTGGAAGGACGCAGCCGCAAAAGCAGGCATGTCAATGAGCGAATGGTTGCGTGGCTTGGCTTCCAAAGAAGCCACATCGGTGCTTGAATGCGATCATCCTATGCACATGCGCCTGTCTTACCCGTGGGCCGAATTCTGCCTGAAGTGTACAAAGCGGCTTCGTGGCTGATACACCAGAGGCACGTAGGCGACGCAAACAGCTTCGCCGAAAACAGATGGAACTGCCGAAAGAAATGGCGGAAATGATCGCATTCATCCCCCTAGGGGTGTCCACTACTCGCATAGCTCTGAACTTCGCGAGGATGACACGTTCGACTGGCTACGATCAAGCCGCTCTGATGAGCATCAATCCTGTTCTTTTCAAAAGCCAGGCAGTGTGCAAGAGGGCGTTGGTTCTGTTGCAAAACAACGGAATGGTCATGCAACTCGATAACGGGAATTGGGTCGCGACATCACGCGGCCATTTGGCGATCGATCTACTGCGACTCCGGGAACCCTCTATTTCGGATCGCCCTGATCTCGAACTCGAATAGTCAGCTGCCGAGCAACCAGGCAACGACGCGCTTTCTTAGCGCAGGCTTCTGGATGTCGTTCGCATAAACGACGACGGCTGACGGCGCATCTTTTTCCTTCGCGTTTTTCTTGACTGTCGGCTTCTTCTTGGCTGTTGACTGTTTCTTCGCTGACGATTTCTTGTTGCTTGTTGACATTGCTGCTCCTATCGGTTGCACAAGACAACTTAGTTGACGCAAGCTCACCCGTGGCGCAACATGCATTTTCGGGCACATAAAAAAGCGTACGATTGGATATGCTTCCAGCATCGTTTCCATCACCACTAGACAAGCTCGCATTGGCTGTGTCGTCTGCTGTGGAAGTCAAAGAGCAGACAGTCAAGGAATATGGAATCGGCGAGGATATCAACATCAACCTCTACGCCTGGAACGGGCCATTCCTGAGCGCCATCTGCCAGATGTCGTCGCAGCTTATGGATCAATCACATGAGGTAAGATTCGGTCGAGTCGTCGACGCATCAGTAATCATTCGCCAAGCACTCGGCATCGATTCGATCACGATGATCGCCGAAGGCTACGTCAGTATCGATCCCCTTCGCACGCAGGAAATGCCTTTGCCGGAAGCGTTCGTCAAACTCCCTGACGTAGTCAAGGAGTGCATCACCTTCACACACGTCTACCAAGAACAAGTTCTATTCATGACGAAGCCCTACAAGTACACAGTGCCAAGATCCCTCATATGGGAAAAGGAGATCTTTACACCAGGTCGGACGATCATGCGAGGTGGTAACAGCAAGTACCCCCTGATGTTCAGCAAAGTGCTCAACGAAGTCGAGAAGGCGGACGAGCCTCAGGAACGCGGCGTCTACCTCAAGACGCTCGGCCAGGGTCTAAGAGCGATTGGCTTTGAGATCACCTGGCTGTAGTCACCCGTAGGCGCTACAGGAAACTCTCGCCATCAAAGCGCTTCAACCTGAAACTGTCGAAAGACAGAATCGCACTAGGCGGCACAGTGCGAGAGTACCTGAATGACACGAGATCAAAAGGGTAGAAGCCACTCACCTCATCCTCCTCTTGGTGCACGGCCAATGCATCAGCATCAAGCAAATCTGCAAGGATCGTGCACACGATCGCAGTATTCGTTTGGCTGATGTCGTACGTCATCTCCGTGCCACCCGTGGGAGTTTCGACTTCGATCGTGCCGAGCATCTTGAAGCCATTGCGAATCCTGATGAACCCTGCCGCATACTCCGCCTTGTTGGCCAAGTACACGACGTTATCGATACCGGGCACGATACCTGCCTGACGAATCGTCTGCTCACAATCAGGGAACGTGGCGTGATACAGGAAGTCGTTTGTGAGGGTGGGTAGCAGCGGCGCTAGCGGACTGTTCGATTCGCTCATCGTCTACGCTCCACGTTTCCCGTGCAGGAATACGAACACCACGTCACCATACAACATCGACGAACGGTTATTTCTTGCGCTCAAAGATGGCGAGCAAGACAACTGCGGCGTAAACGAACCAAGCAATCGTGGTGTAGGTGAACGGAACGTCGGTTTTCAGATCGAGAGCAAGCAAAGCAAATAACCAGACAATGGCCAGTATGCGGATCGCCAGTCGACGACGTTGCTCAATCTGATAATGAGCGAATCGATTTACGGCTGGCATATGGACATCCTACAGGTATTGACTTGTCGATCCCATGGCTCGCACGATCACCTGAGCCCCAATACAGTCAAGGATTATGTTGTCGAGCCAGTCTTGGTTTTGTCAACGGGGCTTCCGAAACTTTTCGCGCGCCGGCGGCGGGGGTGGGCAGGTGTGTGCCAGTGTTTGGGGCTCGGTTTTTGTTTGGATTTATCTGGTTGGTGGGCTGGTTTTGGGGGTTGGGAGCATTTTGATTGGGGTGGAGGTGTGGGCTTCTTTGTTTCGGCAGATGACTTCGGTTGCTTTGATGTGGAGGGTGAGGGTTTGTCCGCATTTGGGGCAAGTCCATATGTATTTGCGTTGGTTGGCCATTGTTTAGGGGGTGCTTTTTGTTGTTGGTTGGGTTGTGGGTAGTGTGGTGTTGTGGGTGAGGCCAGGTTTCGTGTTCGTGAGCCGGATCATATTGATTTTTCTGATGATGTTTTGTTGGATAAGTTTATGTCTGAGGCGGCTGTTGGTGCTCAGAGGTTGTTTGACGATTATTTGAGTAGGGGTTTTGAGATTGGGTTGGAGTCTGTTGAGGGTGATGTGGCGAGGGAGATTTGTTTGCGTCTTGGGGACGTTTTGGATGAGCTTGAACGTCGGTGTGTGAATTTTTGTCCGCATATTGATTCGTTGCCTTTTTCTCGGCCGCATGTGATTTTGCCGGCGTATCGGAGTGTTGCTTGTTTGGTGTGTGCTCCGGATCATATGAGGCAGGTGGATCCGAATTCGTCGGCTTGTGATTTGTGTGGTTTGGACACGAAAATTTTTTATGAGTTGAATTTGCAGATGGGTCCTGGGGTGTTGGCGATGAATTGTGGGGAGTGTTGTATTTCTTTGTTTAAACCTTGAAGTCTGTGGTGATGATGTTGCCGTCGAGGTGTGATTGTG